TGGCGGACAAGGTGCGACTGGAGCGACAGGTGACACTGGCGGACAGGGCGCAACTGGGGTTGGGGCTACTGGTGCGACAGGTTTCGCTGGAGATAAATACACAACGACTTCCACAACAAGCGAATCAATTGGAACGGGCTCCAAAACATTTACAGTTGAGACGGGATTAGCTCTTAGTATAGGACAACAAGTAATTGTTGCTTATGACGCTTCCAATAAAATGGAAGGTTCTGTTACAAGTTATTCTGGATCTACTTTAGTGGTTAATGTAACGTCAGTAACTGGATCTGGTGGTCCTTATACTTCTTGGAGTATTAGTTTATCTGGCGCTCCTGGACCAGCTGGCGCGACAGGAACTGCTGGGTCAAATGGTGCGACTGGAGCTACGGGAACCGCAGGAAGTAATGGCGCAACTGGCGCGACAGGAAATACTGGCGGGGAAGGTGCGACTGGTGCGACAGGAACTGCTGGTTCAAATGGTGCGACTGGAGCTACAGGAACCGCAGGAAGTGATGGCGCAACTGGCGCGACAGGAACCGCAGGAAGTGATGGCGCAACTGGCGCAACTGGAGCGACAGGAACCGCAGGAAGTGATGGCGCAACTGGCGCAACTGGTGCGACAGGGCCAGGAATAGTAAATGCATCTGCATGTTTTGCATGGGACTCAAGTTTAGCCAACGTGGCTAACAATACTGATACTCAAATGCCATTAACAACTACCGTATTTAACAATGATACAAGCGTATTTGATAGAGATAGTAACAGAATTAATATTAAAGTAGCTGGTAGATATTTAATAACAGTGTTTTATCAAACGTATGATGCTCATAGCAATTGCATCTTTAAAATTAGAATAGACTCTTCTGCAACAAATACAGGGACTCTTACACCTGGACCGTTGGTGTGTAGGGAAGTGCTAAATGGTCAAAGTGGTACAGAATCTGCTGAAAAAGGTTTTGGTGGATCTCTTATTATAGATGTTGCAAGTGCAGGGTTTTATGCTATTAGACTAAACGCAAACATTAACACCCCATTCCCTTCAACTGAAGATAGTACAAGCCCAAGAGTTTACATAACAAGATTAAGTTAATAATATGAGAATATACGGAATATTTGATCAAAATAAAAACTATAAGTTATTGAGGTATTCAGATACCGAACAAACTGATTACACATATCAGGCTTTTGATTATCCAACAAAAACCTATTATGAAGTTAGAGAAATATGTATTCCTAATATAGAATACTCAGAAAATTATATTGGAAAATATTATAATTCTAATACAGATAGTTTCTCTGAAGATCCAATAAATTAATTTATATAAAATACATAAACTCATATAATAATTAATATGAGATTTCATGTATTAGGTCTTCCACATACTGTTACGAGCAAAGAATTTAATGCCTGCGCCTATACTCAAAAAGTAGTTAAGTTTTGTAAAATGATGAAAGCTCGTGGGCACACGATTATCCATTATGGACACGAAGACTCGGATGTTATTTGCGATGAACATGTTACAGTATTAACTAATCGTGATTTTGAAATTAGTTATGGGTCTCACGATTGGAAAAATAAATTTTTTAAATTTAACACTGATGATCACGCTTACCAAACCTTTTTTAGAAATGCTATTATAGAAGTTGGTAAAAGAAAACAAAAATATGATTTTATTCTACCCTTTTGGGGGTCGGGCGTACGCGCGATATGTGACGCGCATCCTGATTTAATTACTGTAGAACCTGGAATTGGTTATGCTGGTGGGCATTGGGCACGTTGGAAAATCTTTGAATCCTATGCTATTTATCATGCTTATTGCGGATTAAAGAATGTTGGGCAATGTAATCAAGATTGGTATGAAGTGGTAATACCAAATTATTTTGATTTAGAAGACTTTGACTATTGCGACGAGAAAGAAGATTATTTTCTTTATTTAGGTCGCGTATATAATGGTAAAGGAGTCAATATTGCAATTGAAGCTACGCAAATTGCTGGTGTTAAGTTGGTTATAGCGGGACAAAAAGAAGAAGGATATAAATTACCAGATCATGTTGAATATATTGGATACGCAGATGTTGAAACTCGTAAACGTTTAATGAAAAAAGCGCGCGCTAGTTTTCTTGCTAGTATGTATGTAGAACCATTTGGTGGAGTCCAAATTGAAAATTTACTTTCTGGAACTCCAACTATTACTACTGATTGGGGTAGTTTTGCAGAAAATAATTTACATGGTATTACAGGTTATCGTTGCCGCACAATGGGGGATTTTGTAGAAGCTATTAAAAATATAGATAAAATTAAACCAATAGATTGTCGCAAATGGGGCGAAAACTTTTCATTGGAACGTGTTGCTCTAATGTATGAAAAATATTTTCAAGATGTTCTCGATGTATATACTGGAAAAGGTTGGTATACTCTAAAAGACGGTTCTAATTTAGACGCTTTATATAAAAATTATATTAACTGATTTTTTTACCATTTTCGACAAGAGCTTTTTTACTTCTCATCGCATGAACAATTGCTGGTTTTACTTTTATTTTTTCAAATGTCATGTATGAAGTATATTCCCATTCTTTATCAACGGGAATCACATCTTTAAAATTTTCAGTCCAATCACTTGCCCAATAATTTTTATAATTCTCTAGATATCTATCTTTTAATATTGGAGACATTAAATGGGAAATATAACCAATGGAGACCTCCTCTGGGACTGTGTAATTATTTGATTTTAAATAATTATGGAATTTATATGCAAAGAAATGTGCCTGTTCGATAAACTCTTTTGTACATATCCAAAACCCCCCGTTCGTATTTCTAATTTCTGCAGAATTAACGCCATTAAATCTCATTGATTGTACCAGGTACTGATTTGGTATTCCCCACCAATCAGTCCTTTGGGTTTTTGTTGTGTTAATAGGACTTTCTAAGAATGAGTGCCAAGGAGAATCTGATAGAATGTCTTCAATTTTTATTTCAGGTTTCCTTACAAAGAAATGGTCTGCGTCTATAAAAACAAAAATATCATAATCCATTTGTTTCATTTTATTTTTTAGATATTCAAATTTAAAAAATTGTAATTTGTCTAAATTTATAGAATTATCTAAACGATAATTGATACAATTATTAATAGGTTTTTCTGTAAAAGTAACAAAGTCCTCTTCCATCCCAACGTCTTTAAAAGAATTTACTAAAGACTGTACCATGTAATCATAATCCCCCCAAGAGATCGACCAGTAACATATTTTTTTACTCATAAATTGTTGAAAATATTATCCCAAATATTTAAATGATAATCTTTATTAGTCCAAATAAATTTACTTAAGTTTAAACTATTATACGATAACTCTTGATATAAATCTGGCATTTTATTTACTAAATTTATATAATGATAGCATTCTTCGTTATTACCATATAAAAAACCATTCTTGCCATGCCAAATCATGTTAGGAAAATTCCCATAATTTGGGGCTATTGCTGGTATGCCCAATAATTGAGCTTCAACCATTGATCTCGTTTGATTTTCTATATATTCGTGATGAGCATTAAAAACATATAAATCTAATTGAGATAAAAATTCTACAATTGTCTCTTTATTTTCTTCTAGAAGATCCCATTTCTCGTTATCAAAAGTAAACCAATTGAATTTTTCTTTTAATATCTTATTCCAGCCCATTACTCTAAATTTTGGATTATTAATTGGCATCTTTTCATAAAAAAGTGGGAAATCCTCACTAAATTTCATTATATCCGCTCTAGACAATTTACCTACCACAAATTTATTTAGTAAAGATTCTTTCTTTCTTAATCTTTTATAATTTTCAAAATGAAAATAATTTGGAACAATTAAATTTTTTACTTTTAGAAAATGTTTATAATTTTTTTGTAAAATATATTTATGAAATTCACTAGTAAAAATTACGGCATCTATATATTTATTTTGAATTGCGTCTGCTTCATCTTTTGTAGACCACATCATATCATTGGACCATATGAGTTTTAACCCCATTGATTTAATTTTTGCAATCCTCCATTTTTCAGAAAAAAGACGAAAATTACAAAAAGATATTGCTATACCATTATTGTCTTTATCTGGCAAATCTTTCCATGATAAAACATTAACACCATGTTTTTTTAAAAAGTTTAAATTATCTAATTCTGATAATCTAGAATCATCATTCGGTATAGAAAATAAGTTATATTTACCTGTTATAGATAATAACTGGATTAATTCTTTAAGTCTTGTATCTGCGCCTCCAAGGTCAGATACCCATTGAAAAAAATAAATATTTTTTTTCATTCTTATCGTTTATTATAACGATAATTTTATCGTATGTAAAGATTTATTTAATCTTGATTGTTTTTGTTTTAGCCTGTTCAACTTTATGAGCGGAGATCTTGAGTACACCATGATCAAGTTCGGCTTCAATTGTATTTGTGTCTAAAGTAGAAGGAATACTTACCGAATGATAAAATTTAAGATTATCTTGTTCGGCACTAATATGTAAAACATTATTTTCAGCAGAAAGTTTAATATTCTCTTTGCGAAAACGTGGAAGTTCAATTTCCAAATTATAAGAATCTTTATTTTGTTCTTTAAATCCAACCATATTAGAGAAGCTATATGACGGACTTGTAACAACATCAAACATAGTTGACCATTTCGGCCAATTATTATCAATAAGATCTACAATTTCCCATGTATTGTAACCGCTATAACTTTTAGGAACTAAACTTGCATTAATATTCATAGTGGTAGATTAGATATATAATCTATGCAAATGTTCAAAAAAAATTTGACAAGTAAAATAAAAAGTGTCTCTATTATAGATAGTGTAAATATATATGTTCTTTCATGAAACAAAAAAAAGAAAACCCTCGTGATGTTTCTCCTTATACGGAGAAGAAAAAAACAAAAACAACCATAGATTTAAACATTCGTGAATTACCATGGATAGAGAAACAAAAAGAATTTATAAATCTAGCCCTAGATAAAAACACGAAAATAATTATTGTTAAAGGTGTCGCAGGAACTGCCAAAACAATTTTGGCCGTTTACTGCGCCCTAAGAAAAATTAAAGATAAAAAATCTAGTGAAATATATTACAGTCGCGTTCCGGTAGAAGCTTCTGTTCATGGAATTGGGTATATTAAAGGAACGTCTGAAGAAAAAATGTCACCCTATACACAACCATTGGTTGATAAATTAAATGAATTACTCCCGATTCCCCATGTTAAAGCTTTGATGGCGGACGAACGAATTGTTGGCGTTCCACTGGGTTTTTTGAGAGGTTTAAATATTTCAAATGCCAGTTTTATTATGGACGAAGCGCAAAATTGTCGCGTTGAGGACTTTTTACTAGTTATGACGCGTATGGCAAATTTCTCTACATTATTTATATGTGGAGATGCCCAACAATCGGATATTAAACAGAGTGGGTTTGATAAGATATTTAATCTGTTCAATACTGACTGCGCTAAAGAGCGGGGGATTCATACTTTCGAGTTTGGAAAAGAAGACATTGTACGTTCAGAAATCTTGTCTTATATCATCGAGCGTTTTGAAAATATTAAAAAATAATTATTTATAATAATTATAAACTTTCTCAGGTATATTTAAATATTCCTTATAAGATTTTAATATTTTAGACGGGCAAAAATCTTGAACTTTTTGATATTTTTTATTATCATCTGGCCATTTATGATATTTATACAACATTGAATATTTATATATAATCGCATTAGCTCCTTGCGCATATTTTTTATGGTTAAATAGTTTATTATTTTTAATAATATTAGTTGTGCATTTTTCGCAATTTATTTCTAAGTCTATTAAAGATTGTAAAGCTTTTTTATGCTTTTCTGGTTTCGATATAATTTGTGCATATGTAGCGTCATGATTACAAAAATTATTCCATAAAGAAGAGTCGTCTCTCCATTGTATAAAATGACAATATTCATGAATCAGAATACCAAACCATTCTTCTTCTAGCAAAGACCCTTTTGCAACTTTAATAACTGGATTATCTTTTGAATCTAGATAAAAAAGTCCAGAGCATTTACTCTTGCCGCCGCAATAAGATCCTTTTAATAAAATTATTTTACCATCAAGGGATTCTACATCTTCATTGATAATACTAAAGACCCTTGAATTAATTAAAGACGACATCAATAGTTATTTACACTATAATTTTAAAAAAGTTTTATAGAAGAGATTTTAGAATTTTTTTGTGTAAACCTATAGAATACTAGTGTATGAAATATTTTTGCTCAGTATGTGGGAAGACGACTCAGTATAATTTTGAATTACCAAAATTTTGTGCGTTTTGTGGCCAAGCTTTTGCTAATAAACCCGCATCGTTAGATGCTGAAAATCAACGGCTTAAATTTTTAAATGAATTAAAATTAAAGAAAAATATAAACTCTAGCGATGACGAAGACTCGGAAAGTATCGAAAAAAATATAAATTACAAAAAAATTAAGCCATCTTTTAAAATAAATATGTACCAATCAAAAGGAGAATCTTTAGGTAGTTTAATTGAGAACCCTTCCGCTCCTGTCGAGATCAATAATGGAAATAATGTTATACCTAAAAAAACTAAAGAAGAAGTTTTGGCAGAATTTCAAAAAGAGGCTGGATCCTTAAGATCTGAATAATCTTATATGCCAAAAAATAAAAAAGGCATTGTTAGACCATCTTTTGAAGAATCAATAGATATTATTAATTCGGAAATACAAAAACGTAAACATCGTTGGCATCTTACAGCTATCGCATGGATGGATTTTGAAGATGTTTCTCAGAGATTAAGAATTCATATTTATAAAAAATGGGATAAATGGGACCCATCAAGGCCAATTCGTCCATGGTTAAACCAAGTTATTAATCATCAAATGACAAATATGTTAAGAAATCATTATTCAAATTTCTCTAGACCGTGTTTAAAATGTCCTTTTAATACTGGTGAATATGGTTGTTCGATTTATGGAACGCAAAATAACGAGTGTAAAGATTATGCAAAATGGGAAAAAAATAAAAAATCTGCGTATGATATTAAATTCCCATTAAGTATTCATAGTCCAAATCATGATAATCCAGAATCAACTTTAGAAAATATACTACAAGACAGAGAAAATGGTGTAGATATTCAAACTTTAATACCTGTTTTTCATGAGGTTATGAAAAAATATTTAACTATTATTGAATGGAAAGTTTATGATTATATGTTTCTACAGCATTTAGACGAAGTAGAGGTTGCTAAAAAAATGGGATATAAATTAAGTTTAAAAGCAGGGAGGCCCGCATATAGACAAATTGGAAAAATAAAATCAAAAATTTTACAAAAAGCCAGGGAAATTGTAAAAGATATTTTATAAATGGACGACATTCTTACATTAGAGCAAAAAAATAGGTTAGCGGAAATTCTACAAAAAAGTCCGGAAGCCACTCTTACTGAGATTACCGCTTATACTTATAATAATGAAAACATAGATAGTCGCAGTAAAGAAGGTCGAATTTTAAAACAGTATTTGTTAGATAATAATATTGAGTATAAAAATCGCTCTGTTTTTCAAAGAGGTCGTGTTGAATTAACAAATGAACACGAAGAATTTATAAAAAACAATTATAAAAATCAACACTACTTAGACATGGCGAAAATTTTATTTAAAAATAATAATTTAACCCATTTGAGTCTTGAATCACGCGAAGTTAATAAATACGTTAATAAATTACAAAAGGATGATCCTACATATTTAGATATGACTACTTATGTTGCTAAAGAATCAGGTGCTCCAACACAAAGTCATATTGGAGAATATTTTCCACCGCGCCGTATGGATCAAACTTTATATAGAATTAATAAATATCTTAATTTAGGATGGGAAGATAAGAAATTAAAAGCCGTTCAGATCAAACAAGTTGAGACGCTACAAAGATATTTGAATACTTTTAGTTTTTGCTATCAAATTAATACTTATCGCCGTGAAGATGACCGTAAATTATTTGAGGATGCTTTTATTCGTTATACTTATGATAAGGAAGATTTAACACAAGAAGAATTAGATCAATTTATTACCTTATGTACAGAAGTTGTTACGGCTTCTACAATTTTACAACAAGTTGAAGATTTGCGCCAATTATTACGTCAAGCCTCCGAAGAAGACGAGGGGCGCAATATTAAAATGAGTCTTAATGAGGCGATTAGTAGTTTACAAACCGAATATAACCAATGTCGTAATAGACAAAATAAATTATATAAATCGCTTGTTGATGATCGATCCAAAAAAATACAGGAGCGTAAACAAGAAAATGCTAGTATTCTTAATTTAGTACAGGCGTGGAAAGACGAGGAACGCCGTAAAAGTATTATTCATTTAGCCGAAGCTCAAAAACAAAATTTAGAAGATGAAGCCAAACGCTTGTCATCTATGGACGAACTAAAAGCAATAATTCGTGGAATTGATATAGATGAAATGGTTCATAGTTAATATAATATATTATGAATAAGAACAAAATATACTTAAAATGTAAAGTTTGTGGTGAAGAATTTAATTATTTTGCCGAACTTCAAAAACATTTAAGATATTACCATAAGCTTTCCTGTAAAACTTATTTTGAAACTTATTGGAAACGTATTGATCGTTTTAATGGGACAAAATTAGAATATAAATCTTTTGACCAATACATTACTTGCGATTTTGTTGATAAAAAAAACTATAAAAACTGGTTAAAGACTCTTTCCAAAGAAGAGTGTGCGGATTATTTTAAAAGTAAGTTAGAGCAATATTGTGATTTAAAAACTCTTGATATGGCGCCCAGTCAGGTAGAGTGTCAAAGTATTAATTGTTTATTACCTATTAGTACAATGGAAGCTTTGTCTGGAATCTGTTACAATGATTTATGTAAAAAAATTGGATTGCATTCCAGATTTAATTATCAAATTCCTGATGAAATTCCTTTCACTCCTATTCCACAAATTATTGTAGATAGTCGTGAACAAAAACCATTTCATTTTGAAGAGCATACTTTAATTGAATCTAAATTAGAATATGGCGATTATTCTCTTCACCCTAACAATAAATTAGCAGTAGAGAGAAAAAGTTTATCTGATTTATATGGAACTTTGAGTGGTGGCCGCGAAAGATTTGAACGCGAAATTCAAAAGGCTAAAAAAATGGAAGGTTATATTGTCGTAGTCGTAGAATCGACTCTCAATAATACGATGTATCAAAAACAAAAATTTGGTAAAGCTTCTGGTGAATTTATTGCTCATAACATGAGAAAATTATTACGTCAATATGATAATTTACAATTTGTTTTTTGTGATGGGCGCGAAGAAGCGAGAAATAAAACACTTCATATTTTAGGTATGAATGAAGAGGCCTGTAAAATAGATTTACAATATTACTTTGATACAAAATGGCACTCATCGTAGGAAATCAAAAAAAATCTAAACCATTAGCTAACGTTAATAAAGAGTTACTGAATTTAAAGGGCGATTTAACTGACGAAGAAGCACGGGTTAGTCTTGCTAAATTTTTAAGATATAATCTTGGTTTTACTACGGAATTATCAATGGGCTTAACATTAGAAGCCTATCAAGAATTAACTCTTAATTCTTTTTTTAATAGAAATTATTGTATGTTAGTTTGGGGGCGTGGTGGCGCTAAAAGTTTTTGCGCTGCGATCTATTGTATTCTTAAATGCATGTTAGAGCCTGGAACTAAAATACTTATTGCATCTATTAACTTTCGTACTAGTCGTCGTGTTTTTAATGAAATTGAAAAATTTTTAATGTCTCCAGGCGCAGCACTAGCGCGACAATGCTTTGGTTTAAAAAGTAAGAGAAATGACCAATACGAATGGCAAATTAATGGCGGTAGTATCACAGCTATCCCACTAACTGGTGAAAAAATTCGTGGTATCCGTGCTAACGTACTTATATTGGATGAGTTTTTACTTTTACCCCCAGATATTATTGACAATGTTCTTATTCCATTCTTGAGTTCGCCAAGAGATGTAGGCGAGCGTATTCGTATTAGAAAACTAGAAGAAGAGTTAATAAAAAAAGGTTTATTGCATCCAGATAATAAACATGTGTTTGAGAACACGTCCCAAATGTTATGTTTAAGTTCTGCTAGTTATACTTTTGAACATTTATTTCGTGTGTATCAACAGTGGTCAAATTTAGTAGAACATCCAGATGAGCAAGAGTCTAAAGAGGGCGAGCTGCCTGGGACATATTTTATTTCCCAATTAAGTTATGAAGCGTTACCTCAGCACATGGTCGATCAAGGCGCGATCCAAGTTGCTAAAAGTGGTGGGAGTTCACACCATTCGTTTTTACGGGAATATTGTGCCCGTTTTATTGATGGTGGGGATAGTTATTTCTCACCTAAAAAAATGCATGAATGTACTATATTAGATGGTGAATATCCAACTACAAAAGTAATTGGAGATAGTGATAAAAAATATGTTTTAGCAATTGACCCTAACTTTTCGTCTTCTAAAGTTGCCGACTATTTTGCCATGAGCGTGATTGAGCTAGATGAAGAAAAAAAACAAGGCGTATTAGTTCATGGATATCAAGCCGCAGGGTCATCGTTGCAAGATCATATAAAATATTTTTACTATTTATTTAAAAACTTTAATATTGCGTTAATTGTTATTGACCATGCTGGTGCAGATACATTTATAGATGCTGTTAATAATTCTCAATATTTTAAAGACATAAATCGTAAAATTGGGTTTGTAGATTTTGATTCTGATAAAGAGAATGAGGATTATACAAAAATGTTAAAAGATTGTGCTCGTCAATACAATAAAGATTTTGGTAATATATGTATTAAACAATATTTTACAAGCTTCTTCTTGGGTCGGGCAAATTCTTATTTACAAACCTGTATAGATCATAAAAAAATATGGTTTGCCTCGCGCGCGAGCAATCACCCAGATATTTTAGAAAATATCTTTACAATGAATCTTCCAATGGAATATATTTACCCAAGAGGCATCGGGGATAAAGCAGATAATGAATATGAGACCAAAAAATTAACTGTTAGAGAATTTATTGAACAGCAAGATTTTATTGTTCAGGATACCAAAGATCAGTGTGCCAATGTAGAGGTTACAACAACATCTAGGGGTACCCAAAGTTTTGACTTACCGTCTCATTTGAGAAAATCAACCAGTATTAATAGAGCTAGAAAAGATAACTATACTACTCTTATGTTGGGAAATTGGGGCGTAAAAGCTTATTTTGATATAATGGCTCCAGAAAATTTTGCAAAGAAAAATACAGAGTTCGTTGCAGAATTAATCTAATAAAATATCAGATTTTAGTGTAATAAACTGTTATAATAATTTATGGCACGAAATAGTAATAAAAATATTAAATTCCCAGAGCCACAGGTAATTGAAGGATCTATTAAGTCTAATGAGACTATAGAAATCAAAGCAAGCCGTGGAGAAGTGAATACCTCCGTAAGAAGGAATAGGTCATCAACTATTTCTAGAACTGATAAATATAAAAATATCGAAGGTGGAGTTATTCCTTTTATTTACGGCGGAGGTTATGGAAAGTATACTTCTAATATTAGTATAAAAGATACTATTATCTTATGCCAAAAAGCTTATTATAATTTTTCTATTTTTAGGAATACGATTGATTTAATGACTGAATTTAGTTGTTCGCCTATTTATTTTACTGGTGGAAATGAACAATCCCGTAAATTTTTTCAAGCATGGGGTGACCGTGTAAATTTATGGAAATTACAAGATATGTTTTTCCGTGAATTTTTTCGTAGTGGTAATGTCTTTTTATATAAATTAAATGCTCAGTTTACTAAACAAGATATGCGCGTTCTTACTGATTTAATTACTACAGAAGCCCGTACGGGAGAAATTCCCGTTAGATATATTATTTTAAATCCGGCTGATATTCAAGCTATCGGGTCAGCTTCATTTATTACTCCTCAATATATTAAAGTTTTAAATGATTTTGAAATGCAGGTTTTAACTAATCCGGATAATGAACAAGATAAAGAACTTGCTCAAAGAGTCAAGAATGTAAAAGATTTAAAAACTACTAGTAATATCACCCAATCAAATCAATACATGGTATTTGAATTAGACCCCGAAAGATTTGTTCCAATTTTTTACAAAAAACAAGATTATGAACCGTTTAGCGTACCAATGGGTTTTCCAGTTCTCGAAGATATTAACTGGAAGCAAGAACTTAAAAACATGGATATGGCAATTAGTCGTACCATACAGCAAACAGTCCTTTTGGTTACAATGGGAAATGATGAAGTCGGTATGCCAACCAAAGAACAAATCGCAACATTAAGAAAGATTTTCGAAAATGAAAGTGTGGGTCGTATTTTAGTTACCGATTATACAACTAATATTAAATTTATTATACCAGAGATTAGTAATATTCTTGATCCTAAAAAATATGAGGTTGTAGATCGTGATATTCGTTATGGTTTAAATAACGTTCTTTTTGGCGAAGAAAAATATGCAAATACTAATACTAAAATAGAAGTATTCTTATCAAGATTAAAACATGCGAGAGAAACTTTCATGAATGAGTTTATTATACCAGAAATGAAAAAAATTGGTAAAAATCTTGGTTTCAAAAATTTGCCAACCGCCCGTTTTAAAGATGCTGATTTTAAAAATGATATGAACTTAACGAGAATTTATTCTCGCTTAATTGAGCTTGGGGTTCTTACTCCAGAAGAGGGGGTTACGGCCATTGAAACTGGTCGTTTACCACTTCCAGATGAAAGTATAGAATCACAAAAAGATTTTAAAAAATTACAAGAAGAAGGGTTGTACCAACCTTTATTAAATAAAGGACAGCAACAAGAAACTGGTCGTCCTACCGGAACTGGAACGCCCCAAACAACAAAAGCTCCTAGAACAGCGCCAACAGCACAAGCTTCTGAAATTAAACCTAAAATAAATGCCGATCTTGTAGCTAAAAATTTGGTTAAATTTGATAATTTAGTTGAAGCTGTTGAGACAACTTTAAAAGAAAAGTATGATCGTAAAAGACTAACCAAAGAACAAAAAGAAATTATTCAAACAATAGCAGAAACAATTGCTACAAATGAATTACCAAAAGATTGGGTTAATAAAATTAATGATTATATTAACAAACCAGTCGAATTAAATGTTAATATGGAAAAGATTAATGAAATTGCTGCTCAATATGGTTTGGATTATAAAACAGCAATTTTATTATATCATAGTAAATTAGAATAATATGAGTAGAAGTTTAATTAGAAAAAATCAATTACATCCAGATATAGGAGATTTAGTAACTGGATATGGAAGTTCTATATTTGTAAAATCTGGAGATTTTAACACACTTTCTCAGTCATTATCCGGTATTGTTGAGTTTAATAAATCAATTACAGTTCTTATTACTGGTGATCAAAATATTAATGGTTTAAAAAATTTTTCTAACAGAATAACAATTAATAATAGTGGCGTTGTTCTACAAGGAGAGATTTTGCCTGGAACTGTATATGTAACAGGAGATCAAACTATTAGTGGTTTAAAAAATTTTATAACAAGACCTACTGTTAATGGAAGCGGAGTTTTTCTTCGAGGAGAATATCCAATAAATGCATATTTATTGATTACAGGATCGGGTGATTTGTCAGCTGGTTTAAAATATGTAATTGATACTAGTGCCAATAGTTATACTGTTAACCTTCCTTTGGTTCCTTTAACTGGAGATAGTATATCAATACTTGATTATAATAATACTTTTGATATTAATTCTTTAATTATTAATAAGCAAAATTCTAAAATTGAGGGATATGACGAAAATTTATTATGCAATGTGAAAGGGTCTTCTTTTGATTTGGTTTATATTAATAATATAAAAGGGTGGGAAATTATACCTCAATATGCCGTTGTTTCCGCTCCTATTCAAATAATTTCTAGTCCTGGAGCTACAGGCCCTTCTGGCCCATCTGGCAGTCCTGGTGGTGCTACCGGTGCAACTGGTCCAGCGGGTAATGGCGCGACTGGCGCAACTGGTAGTGGCGCAACTGGAGCAACTGGCGCAACTGGCGCAACTGGCGCAACTGGCGCAACTGGCGCAACTGGCGCAACTGGCGCAACTGGCGCAACTGGTAGTGGCGCAACTGGAGCAACTGGAGCAACTGGAGCAACTGGCGCAACTGGCGCAACTGGAGCAACTGGCGCAACTGGTAGTGGCGCAACTGGAGCTACTGGCACTACCGGTGCGACTGGAGCTACTGGTGCTACTGGCGCAACAGGACCACAGGGTACCCCAGGAGGCGCAACTGGCGCAACTGGTATTTTATCTATAGTAGATCAGGAGAAATTAAATAGTATCCAATCTAACGCCTCTCGTAGAAATGTATTTTCAGTAGATTTATGCAGAAATATTAATATCTTATACGGTGATAGTAATTATAGTCCTGGAAATCCATCTAATGGATTTTTTCCATTAGGAACTTATTTTGGCAATACTGCGTATGGTATGGCAGATTCGCTATTATTTAGTAGTAATCGTTATTTTTGGTTTAATTCTGAGATTTACTTAAACCAAAGAGTACTTTTCGCCTACTATAAAATTACTATGATAGTAAGAGTAAATGGAGCTTTTAATGACGGTGTTCATTGCAGATTATGGCGTAGGGAATCTAATGGTACACAATCAATAGTTCCTGGGCTACAGGATTTTGGTGGTGGTAGTGCTGGTACGGATAGACGATATGTAGCTACTTCTGACCCATTACCAATTGATGGTAATTTTTATAGTTTTAGACCAGAATTTGCTGCATATAATGCACTTCCTGGCGGTGGAGGAAATGGAGCTACAATACAAGATGTTAGTTTATTAATATATATGGAATAATATGAATATACAAGACCTTAACCAATTAATTCCAAACGAGTACAGAACTTTAAATGTTCCAGAAACATTTATGTACTATCGCTCTGGAGAAGTATTTCCAATCACTGGTGAATATATATCTCAAAATGATGATTTTATATTTAAATATATAAAAAATAATGGTGTTATGAATATAGAACAAATAAAGTCTTCTGGCCTTCCAAATGCCATCTATACATCAGAAGAATGGGTTCAAAAATATTTTACGAATTTAGAAGTTTTAGCGTTAATGAGATTAGAGCAAAATATTATATTACAAAATAAAAATTTAGGACCAAAAATGCAATCTTCAAAGCAATGGTTAGAAAATATGTTATTTGCAGCTCCTTCTAATAATTTTAATCCAGCGCCGTATTCATATGCCGAAATAAGTCAAGAGGCCGAACAAACTCTTTTCCAATCTTGATTTATTAAATTCCTTATATTTAATACTACGTGTAAATTATAATTAATATATGCTTAATTTATCACAGTTTTATCCAGTTAATATTGCAACGGGATTATTTGTATATACAGTTAATAATCAAACAATTAACGGTATTAAAACTTTTAATGAAAGAATTATCAGTCCTGAAATAAGAGGGAGCGGTATAGCCGGAGTAAATAAAAAAATTGATTTACAAGCTGGGCAATTATATTCTGGCCCAGTAACAGTTTCTTTAGATTATTGGAACCGAATTCTTTCAGGAGATTGGGCTTTTGAGCGCAAACCAAATATAAATGGTTCTGGAATAGTATTAAGCGATGAGTTATCTTTATTCCCAAATTCTATTGTATATACAACTGGAAATCAAACAGTTAATGGTTTTAAAAATTTTACATCCAAACCTACCATTAACAATTCTCAACCGGTTTTATTCAGTGAAATATCATTATTTTCAAATATAATTGTTTATAAAACTGGGGACCAAGATATTAATGGTCTTAAAAATTTTAATATAAGACCGACGGTTAATAATACTAATGTATTTTTAAATGGAGACTCGTATGCAAATGTTAATATTTTATCGTTAAATACTGGCTTACCATTTTTCATACAACCCGCCCGTAAAACTTTTTACGAAATAAATTCATTAGATACGAATGGGGTTGTAAATGTTTATTTACCAAGTGGGACAAATTGTTTAGAAGGCGATGAATTAAATTTAACATTTAGTAGCTTGGGTTGTAAATATAATATTTATCATTTGGATCAAATTAACCCAATTGTTCCTACTGGTATATATTTATTTAAAACAATAGAAAGCGGATTAAGTAAAAAAGGTCTTAATTTATATCACCAAGGCCCAAATGGAAGAAGATGGACACCTGTTCCGATATTAAATGAAATATATAATTTTATTGATGATAAAAATTGTGTATTTACGACTGGAAATCAAAATATTGTTGGAATAAAAACATTTAATGATGTTAATATAAACAAAATTAATGGTAATACAAGTTTTGGTATTTATAATTATGAATTTCCAATATATTACTCGGACTCTTCCATCGCGCAGGAAAAATATTTATTAACTGGCTCAAATCCTGTTACGGGTATCCGAAACGGAGATATAGTAAATTTTTATTTTGAAAAAGATGTTTATTTTAATCCACAATATGTTCCGACGAGATCTAGAACTTTAAAAGTCAACCCTGGAATTTTAATTAATGTTAATCCATCGGACCCTAGTATAAGTGGTTCTCGTAATTTAATTAAATTTAAAAACAATACTCCTTATTCTGGAAAAGCTATAAGAAAAATAAGGTATAATTCTACGATTGGAAATGGTTATAAATCTTTTTTTCTATTACCAGAATCTTTTTATAGTAATAACTCTCCAATATTGAGACCTAAAACTAGAAATCTAGAAACTTTTTATGATATTTTTGTTCCATCTGGTTCTGGTGTTCAAACTCCGGATGTTAGATTTATTAGATTTCGTACTCCGAGTAGTTTTCCTTTTGTTCAAGGAACTTGTTTAAATTTACGTTTTACTTTTCAGGCAGATAGTAGTCCATGTATAGTTAGTGGAATAGCATATGGATCAAATACTCCTATATTTACAATATCTGGAGCAAACTATGATTTTATTCAAAAAGAGCGTGTAATAATAATTAGTAAAGGAGGTGATGGATCAATTCCAGAATTTAAGCATTGGTAAATATATTAATATGAGCAACTTGAACAAAGAGGCCTATGCGCTAGCCCTAAGAAGGTACAGCACGAGGACAACCCGTAGAAATACGTTAGGTTGCCCATGTTAGTATATTTAATAAAAAAATTATGTTAAATGAACGTTTACAAATAGGATATTTAGAAATTAAAAATAGACCAGTTGTTAATGGAACCGGTGTTTTATTACAGGGCGAGGCGTCTGCATCTTCAGTTATTTTTAATGGTAATAGACAAATTAGAAGAATACCATCTGTTTCAGATGCTCCTTATGGTGGGGGCACAGTATCTGAATTTTTAAATAATATGTTTTTTCCATATACTCAATCAGTTTTAACTTTAAACAATTTTACAAATAAAACTTATGGTTATGATACAATAAACTCTGAAACATTTGCGGGAACTTTAGATGTAAAAGACGATAATGTAACTGGAATTGCATTTTTATTTTCTAATACTGTTTTAAGCGGATCAGCAACCCCATTAGTAACAAATAATAATTACTCAGTTTCACCTGTTAATTTCTTATTATCTCCACCAGTGCCGTCGAGTCGTCAAAGTACTAGCCCCCAATCTTTTATAACAAGAATATTTGGTATAAGAAGCGGAACGACTCAATTTACACAAGATTCTAATTCTGTAAGACTTCGTTTTGAACCACCTTACTTTTTTGGGGTATCATCAAATCCAAATTTAGGAGTTGATGTTACAGGTTTAACTAGAGTTAATCCTTCTACGTATTTAAATATAAACGGCTCTAATTATAATGTCGGGTCTAGACCTTCTTTTATTAATGGGTTACAATTTTCTGTTACTAACGGTTATATTTATTTTGCTTATCCAGATTTTCAGAATGTAGGAGAATCTCTCAATAATTGGGGTTTTCTAAATTCAACTAATGGTATTCAGGATGCAAATAACTTTTTAGATTATAGTTCTACGTATACAAATTCAACTGTCAATATTAATTTTCCGACAAGATCAAATATGACTTATAGGATATATAGATCACAATTATTAACGCCAATAATTCAACCTACAACCTTCACACTTAATTTTAAATTTACATAAGGAAAATAATTTATGGGAGTACCATTAGCAGGAGATTTTGATGTAGCCGTAACAAAACCAATCGATAGTCGTATGGTTTGGACTGGAACTATATCTAATTTAAATAATATACCAAATAAATATCCAGGTTTATCATGTTATGTAACTGGAGATAAAAATTTATATGTATTTCAAGGCGATGATACTTGGGAAAAAATTGTTACAAATAATGTTGACTATATAGAGTTTAATAATGCTGGAAATTTTAATATAAATAATACATATAATGGAAATGTTATATATGTAAATAGCGCTCTAAATGTTACCGGTCTTATTACTGGAAATATACAAGATTACCCAATTGGATATAATACTACGATTGTACAACAAGGTCTTGGTCGTATTACTATATCTGGGCAATTACCATTAGGAATAATAAATAGAGTAGGGTTTAATCAGACCGCTGGACAATATGCAGTTGCATCTATATTAAGATTAAAAGATACTAGTCTTTTTATATTGTATGGAGATATTATATAATGTTTGGAAATTTTACAGCAACAGCTGGTGTAGTTGCTAGTAATTTTGTTAACTCGCCAAATATCATTGAACCAACAATTAATTGGAATTTTAATGATGTTTTTATTCTAGATTTTAATCCACCTGGAGTTGAGAATATAAATGATAGACCCAGAATCAATTCTTGGAGAGATAATGACGGAATTCCAGATTTTAGATATTTACAATATTTATCTGGTGGTCAAATTATGTTATCCCCAGCTCCAGTTGGGACTTTAATACAACCATGGGGAAATAGAAAAACCGGATCTTATAAATTATCTAAATTATCAATCGGCGGAAATAGACTTGCGGGAATAGATTTATTTACTCATAATTTTGCGACCCCTATAAATTTAAATCCGCCAATACAAGAATGGTCAATAGATAATTCCCTAGCTTCGAGTGGCGAGTTAAAATATCAATATTTATTTAAAACTGGAAATAAATATCCAGTTATTGATATTGAAATAGATTATAAAAACAATTGTAAGCCGGTAACAATACCGACTTGTAATCCGGATACTCAATTATTATCTTATATTGGAACTGGTGCTCTAAATGGGTGTCCTATTTTTTCTTGTATAAATAAATCTGTTTTTACAACATCGCTTGAGGTTGGTGACGCGTATGATATCGATTGGATTGACGGGCCTGGGAAAGCGCTTTTTGGACGATGGTCTTTTAGTAGTGGATTTGGTACATTCAGAAATACGAGTAATTCTAATCAATTTGGAAGACAAAGTATCGGTAATGATGCGTTCTTTATTGTTGGGACTACGGGTTCTATATTATCAAGTCATATAGCGAATTTTGATTTAACCAAACAATTGAATACGGGGAGTTCTTTGTCATTCGATGTTAATTATGCATGGTATGGCGGAGTAAGAGAGGTTATTTTTAGAGGTTACGGGGGTATAATACAAGAATTTGGATCTCCCCATCCAGACGCTATAAACAACACTAGATATCGTTTTTTTCATGGTGAAAATGATAATTTAACTTTTTTTACTTCTGGAATCGCAGGTGTTCCAACTACCACTGGCACACATTTAATTACTGGAGGTTTGGGTGCCTATTTAAAAGCTTTTAATTATAGATTAACTAATTTAGGAACTGGCATGGAAATGGTAGTTAGATCTACTGGTATTTCTGAACCATTATATATTAATCGTATTACTGGACTAAATATAGATTGGTCAAATTTTGTTACCGGTTTAACGTTTACTGCAAGGACTTTTCCGAATGTGTCTCCAGTAGACTGGTTTAATTATGGATTATATTTTAATAATATTAAATATGAGACTGTTCCAGATCCGATTTCTCAAATATTTGTAACAAATCTAAGCTCTAATAGTTTTAAACTTAGTTGGAATAATATTAATAGTGCAACCGGGTACAGATTAGATATATCTACCGATTCAAATTTCACAAATTATATTGCTGGATATAATAATAAAACATTAAATGTAAATTTTGAGCTTGTTCAAAATGTAGCCAGTAGTACAAATTATTATACAAGAGTAAGAGCTGTTAACGAATTAGGCCAAAGCGTTACATCTCCGGTTTTAAATGTTAAAACAATTAGTAGCGATTCAATAATTCTTACAAGAAATTTTCCCGATATAGCTATCATGGGTGACGTACTAGGGTGTCAAAAATTAGAAATTTTTAATTATGTTAATACATCAAATGTAAACTTAGAATATTCTATTATAGGGGACGTAGATGACGAATTATTTATTAACAATGTTCTTTATGAGTCTGGTATGTATCCTTTTTTGGGATGGCCATCTCGAGTATGTAATTGCAGTTTTCCTATTAATGGTGCGCATTCAATAACCCCATATAATGGAACACTAGCGCCAGGACAATCCTTAAAACTAGAAACAATGAGTTATGATAATCCTGGAGGAGCAACTCTTTTACGTTATAATTTGCAAGTTATATTTTATATGCAAGTTATATTTTAGAACTGATAATTAAAATAAAATATAAATATTTTATAATTTAAAAGTTAGTGTATATAAATATATATGAGATATTTATTAATATTCAGCATGTTCTTGACTGGATGTATATGTTTAAACCCAGATCATAAAAAATCTGCACCGCCAATTGCTAATACTGGAGAAGTCATTAGCTCATTAGAAAAAACAAAAACTGAATTACAAAAAGCTGGCGAATCAAATACTGTAGTTGGTGAAAAAGTAGAAAAAGCTTTAACACTTGCCGAGCGTTTAGAAAAATTGTTGGAGCAGATAGACCAATCAGAATCAAAAATAATAAAGGAGCCAATTAAATGAAAAAATTATTATTAATTATATTATTAGTTTTACCTGTTACGAGTTTTGGTCAATTTTGGAAACCAAAACCTAAAGCAACTCCAAAACCAACTCCGGTTTTAGTAGAAAAATCAAAAACACCAATTCAAGATGCAAAACAAATTGTTAAAGAATTACAATCAGAATTAAAAATTGCAAAAAATGAAAACGCAAAGTTGAAGCAAAATTTAAATGAAGCTAATGTTAATGTTAAAAATGGATTTATACAAATCGAAAAATTAAATAAAGACATTACTACTTTAAAAGAATGGGGTATTGTTCAACAAGCAGAGGCTCAAAAATGGCTTGAAAAATATACAAATGCAATCAAACGATATCATCGTTTAAAATGGATTGCCGCAATTATTGCTGGTGCGGTTGGGGTACTTTTGGGCTTGCAAATTATGGGGTTTGTTCCGCCACCATATAACTTGTTAGTTCCAATTGGTGGTGCGGGATTATTTTCAACACTTGTTTGGGTGTTTTTATAATATGTGGAATAATATTAAAAATATTGCAAGTAATGCTGCCGCATTTTTAAGTTCAAATAAAGTTCCACCTGGAACTCCTATTGAATTACAATCTTCATTACGAAATGAAAACCATTTTAAATCTAAAAAATTCTTTTTAGCATTTTCTTCATTTATTGGGTTATTGGCTTTTTATTTACTCTCGGTTTTTATATTATTTTTATTACCTACTAAGAATGAGCTTATCGCTGGATATGTTACAATTTTTACAAAGACGGTAGAAATTATTGCAATTATTGTAGCAAGTTATATTGGTGTTCAAGCGGCTGTTGATTTTAAATATGGAAGTTCTTCTAATGTAAATTTAGATTCTATTTTAACGTCCGAACAACGAGAAGAAAAAGTAATTGAAGAACAAACTATAGTTTATGCGAATAAATTTAAAGATGATCCTTCATATGCTCCAATTGAATGGGTATTTAGTTACGGAGATCAACAATGAAAGCATTAGAGCGTGGAGATGTTAATGAAGAAGTTAAACAATGGCAATTGTTTTTACAAAGTGCTGGTTATAAAATTCCAACAGTTGATGGAGCTTTTGGGCCACAAACAGAAAAAGAAACTATAAAATTTCAACTTAAAAATGGCTTAAAACCAGATGGAGTTGTTGGACCAAAAACTTGGAAATTCGTAACTAATATTTCTAACAACACTCCCTTATCGCAACGCTGGCCAAAACAAGATTATACATCAATGTGTAATTTTTATGGGCCGGTTGGGGAGAACATAACAAAACTTGAAGTCCCATATAAATTAAAATTAGCATGGGATCCTACAACAACATTAAATAAAATTTCTTGTAATGAAAAAGTAGCCAAATCTTTATATACAATTTTTGAAAATACATTAAAAATATATGGAGAAAAAGAAATAGTCAAATTAAGATTAGATATGTTTGGCGGTTGTGTTAATGTAAGACGAAAAAGAGGTGGGTCTTCTTGGTCTATTCATTCTTGGGGCGCAGCTGTGGATTTAGACCCTGATAACAATCAATTAAAAATGGGAAAAGATAGTGCTTCTTTTGCTAAGCCCATATATAACGATTTTTGGAAAATTGTAGAAGCCGAAGGCTGGACAAGTTTAGGTCGTGCGAGAAATTTTGATTGGATGCATTTTCAAGCAGCTTATTTATAATAAATTATAAAAATAAAGTGTAATAAATATAATATAATATGCCTACATATGAAGATGTTTCTGTAGAAATGGTCGATCCAAAAACAGGATTTGATTTATCTGATTTATCAATTTCATTTACTCGCCCAGTATCATTGTGCGCTTTTGAACTAAAAGAATCTAAAGATAAAGAAATTGTAATCGGCAATAAACTTAAAAATGTTGCCTTATTAGCCGAAGAAAGTGTAAATTTACAAATGGATACAATGAAAGATTTCAAATATTCAATTAAATTTAATGGTATTATTGTTCAAGCGATGGTTCCTTTCGATCAAGATAAATATTTAGCTGTGGCTTCGATTGATCAATTAAAACAATATCTTCCTAGTAATGTAGATCTTGATGTGAATCGTGACTTAATGGGTGTTGCTTTTGATGCTTTTGTTGTTAATCGCGGAAATAAAAATGGTCATATTATTAGTACGGATGTTGCGTTAGCAATGGTCGAAAATTTTATTAATAAGCCATTTAATATCGAACATAATCGTAAAATAGTTGTTGGTGTTTGTACCGGTTATGGATTTAGTGAATTTGGAAGTAGCAAGCCTTTAACTTTAGAAGAGGTTAAAGCTATGAAAGATCCTTTTAATGTAGTTCTTTCTGGATATGTATGGAAAATTGTAAATCCAGAATTCGCATCTGAACTTGTTGAAAGTAGTGATCCATCCTCTAATAAATATCTTTCTGTAAGCGCAAGCTGGGAACTTGGATTTAATGAATTTAACGTAGCTAAAGGAAATAAAAATTTAGCTGATGCAACCATTATAGAAAAAGAAGAAGATATTGTAGAATTAAAAGATCGTCTTAAAGTTTTTGGTGGAAATGGCTATACAGAAGATGGAGATATAGTTCTTTTAAATCTTCAGGGGAATGTTCTTCCTTTAGGTATTGGTTTTACTAATACACCAGCTGCTGAAGTTAGTGGTGTTGTTATTTCTTATGATAAGCCACAAACAGAAGAAACTGTTAAAGCCGAAGAAGAGAAATATGTTTGTGCCAAATGTGGATACAAAGGTTCTGAAGCAGAAGTTTGTCCAAAATGTGGTAGTGAAGATTATGAAGAAATTGAAGAAGAAGATGATGAAGAAGAAAATGAAGTAGAGTCCTCTGAAATTAAAATGAATAAAAAAAGTGTCCATTCTGTAAATAATAATGTAAAAAATAATATGCAACTAAAAAATATTGATGATATTACGGACGATTCCATCAAAGAAGTTGCTGCTAGTGCTGTTCGTGAATTTATCTCGAACCGTATTGCAGAACTTGCTCAAGAATGGAAATCAAAAGTTGAAGAAAAAGAAACAGCACTTAAAGCTGCCGAAGATCAAATTTCAACATTGAAAACAGATCTTGAAGCAATCAAAGCTGACAGTGAAAAAGTAAAAGAAGAATTCACAAAAATTCAAGAAGATCTTAAAGCCAAAGAAATTGAAGCCAATTTCCAACGTAGAATGGCCTTACTTGATGAAGAATTCGATCTCACTGATGAAGATCGTACTATCATCGCAGAAGATTTAAACGCCATTGAGAATGATGAACAATTCGAAAAATGGTACAAAAAGTTCTCTACATT